AGGCACAGCCGCAAAGCAAGGCACAGCCGCAAAGCAAGGCACAGCCGCAAAGCAAGGCACAGCCGCAAAGCAAGGCATAGCCGCAAAGCAAGGCACAGCCGCACAAAATCTTGTATAAAATGTCATAAACGTGTAAAAGGATATAAAAAATATTGTTCGCGTTGTAACTCAAAGAAATACCGAGGTGGCAGTAAACCATCAGTTGCTCATTCGACTCATACGGGTTACACTATAAATAATGCCGATGCTTTAGTAGGGCATGACTCTGCACTTGCTAATCCGATACCTTACAAAGCGTTCAACTAAAAGTATTATAGTTCAATAAGACATTTATATTCTTTTTTAGCAGGAGTATTGCGTCTCGTATAATGAAAAGGTGTAAAAGTAGGATACTGTTGATAGGTGCATTGAATGATTGTATAGCGATTTCGTTTATAGAATGATTCCCGTTTTTTGCTTTGATTTTTAAACGTTTTATGTTGATCAATGATATCCACTACTATGGTTTGTTCGTGCTTCATTCGAAGTATACGACCCACAGCCTGAGTTACATCGCTACGTGGTGTAGCCAATAGCAAGCAACTCAAGGTTTTAATGTCAAGCGCTTCTTCTGCCATGGCATAGGTTCCTAGTATAATGCGTTTGCTTTCTGAATATTTTAGTTCACTTTGTTTCATACCACCTACATAGTAACCTACTGTATCCATTTCACGGTGTTCAATGGCGTTATATAGATATTCTAGTAGAGATTTATTGTGTGCCAAAATCATAATTTGTTTGTTTTTTGCATCATCGCAAAGATCTTTTAAAATGCGTAAAATGGCTTCGGAGCGAGGGTTAAATTCGCATACTTTTTTAATCATAGCCGAGTATTGTGTTTGACCGCGATAATTTAATATTTCTTCCGCAAATTCTTCATCTTGATTTTCGTAAAATATTTGTTGTATGGTAACTTGATCTTCGTCGGTGTTTCGTTTCATGGCATACGCAACATCTCCTAGAAACAATTTAAATATTTTAGTTAGTCCATCTTTTCGTTTCATGGTTGCGGACAATCCCAGCATATGTTTAGTCACTATGGTAAATAACGCATTACTAAATACTTCTGCCCCCATGTGGTGTGTTTCATCTACAACCGTTAGTCCAAAGGATTCAAAGATACAAGGATCTAATGCTTTCATGGAGAGTGTTTGTAACATTCCAATCACAATATCTTTATCCTCTATATCAACCACCGGTCCTTGAATTTTTCCGATACGTGCCTCGGGTAGAAATTCTTGTATACGTTCTTTCCATTGTTGCATAAGAAAGTCTTTGTGTACAATTACCAGAGTTTTTTTACTTAACCGACTTATGATATGTAAAGCACATACCGTTTTACCAAATCCGCACGGAATATCCAATAAAGCACAATCGTGTTGTTTAGCATGTTCCAAGTAACGATCTACGATGGTGTGTTGAAAATCGCGTAAAGAGCCTTTAAATTCAAGTTGAATGGAATCGCCATCACCTATAGTATAGTGTTGTGGTTTCCCAAATTGGTTTACACCATAAAACCGTGGTACATATAGTTTCATAGTAGATTCACGGTAGACGGGAAACGATTTTACTTCATTCCCAATGCTGTATTGAATGTGGGGTTTTGCCGTAAGATCATTTTTAATCTGTTGCTGTTGTTGTGGTGTTAGAGTAGATTTTAGGATACTGTAACCTTTAGGACCTATATAATGATTCATGGGTAAATAATGCTATGAAAAGAATATATATTTCAATTTACGATAAAAATAATATGAACATAGAGTATATGGCGAAAAATTTAGGTACTCAATTAGGCAAAGAAATGAAAAAGTTTTCCCCTATTCAAGTTATAGTATTTATAGTGGTATTATTGTTTGTTTTATATGATACTCCATTACCCACTGAAATAGAATCCTTTATAAATGAACCTTTTGGTAAATTTGTACTATTAGTGATTGTATTAGGTAGTTTCGCCGGTTTTGGTATAATAGTAGGTGTATTAGTCATGGTAGGTGCCTATGAACTACTTAGGCGTTCTGGTGACAACCATGAAAGTCGAGTTACAAAAAAATTAATGAATACTCCATCCAAAGCCTATGGAGAAAATCAATCGTTAAGTGCCATGAATCAGTTCCCTATTACCTTAGAAGAAGAAGTGATCCATAACATGGTGCCCTTAGCAAAAGGAGATTTGCCGAAAAAAACGTATAAACCCATGGTATCTGAAATAGACGGTACTACAGATTTTTAGAAGAGGATTGCATTATTTTAAGAAGACCCTTTAGTTTATGTTTAAAGAATTGTTGACGTTCGTCTAGTAACATTGTAAGTGGTAAACGAGGATTTTTTTTAGTGATTAGTATATATTCCATAATACATTGTTGAAAAATACGTTCCTCTTTAAGACGATCATTGGTATGAAATATATCAAATCTATTATCAATATACTGATAATAGATTTGTTTATTTAGAATAACGGTTTGATTGTCTTGTATTAGTTTGCTGGTTGGCGAATAAGATAAATATTTCATAATAAGATATTGAATCTCAATCGGTAGTTTACATAGATATAGCATAGTTGTACTATACTATATCTATTACTTTAATATTGATTTATTTTATAAATAGATAGTCGTCCTAACCTACTAAACTGATGCATTTTCTACTAAATAATAGAGTGGAGTGATGTTGACACCGACCTGCCCCGGTGGCGCCGCGTATGTCAGCTCACCACCATCGTATGTAACTTTGCATGTATTTCCCGCGACGGACATATGCGCATCGCCGTTTATAATTCCCAGTGTATTAGTCTTAATTCCCGCCCTTAGGCATCATCTCGAGCGGGTTCTCCGCACTCCCGGCGGCGGCGGCGCCGCCGCCGTCCTCTAAGTCCTCTACGACGACGGGGATTCCGGTGGAGGTGGGTTTGGTGACATTAGGTATTTGTGTTAACGATTCACCACTAATGTATTGTTGACCGCCGGCAATCGCACGAGAAAATGTTATAGCCTGATTTCGTGGCGTCCCCTCTTCGTTCGTGAGTTGTATGGTAAAAGAATGAAATAACTTACACCACTCATCCTTGTCCTTTAAGTCTTCCGTGTTTTCCATCATTTTATCCGTAATAAAATATACGGTAAGCATTTTATTATCTTCACTTACTTGAATTAATAGTACTTTGATTTTACCCAGTTTTTCCACACCAAACAATATCTCGGTGGATGTTAAATTATACGTTATTTGTCCTGTGTTCAACACAACTGAGTCTGGTTTGCGATATTGTTCACCAGTAGCACCAGACTGATTCAACGTGTAGGTGCGAGCCGCCTCCTCCAAGTTGGCATTATCCGTTATAGTATTCTTTAAATGGGGAAATTTCTCGACTATAAATTCTTTAGTTACCCCGATGGGGACATCTTTGGTACCATCCGAGCCGGAGTATCGCTTCTCCGTTTGGTCTTTGAGTTGTTCGGCGAACTCTATTAGTTCATTTAGAGCCTGATGCTTCCTTCCCTCCTTTTCCTCCGAATGTTTGACGTCCTGGACGCTTGAGTTTAGTTTCCAGTTGCGTTTGGCTGGGCCCTTCGCATTTGTATACTTTTCGTTGAGCACATTTACTAATGTCCTGATATTTTTGGTTTTCTCGTTAGCTCTCATCATACTGCCTGCCCCCGCCTCGCCCGCCGCCGGTTTCGGTTTTCGTTGTTGATCAGCCAGTATTACTAACAAGTCCTTTATGTTGTTTTTTAGTAACGTCTCCTTCGGCATAGGCTCTCCGCCTTTAAGTCTTCGTGTAGCCCTTTTTTTATAGCGTCGATGTTTTTTGGAAAGTCGATTCTTGGAAAGTCGATTTTTACTAAATCTTGGCATTCTATATAATAGCTATATATAATTAAATTATTTATTCGGTATTTTATTTAAAATATCAAGTTTATCAATTGTTTTTTCAAGATTAGATTTAACGTTGGTATTTTGAAACAAATAACTAGTGTTTGGCGCTCGTTCGTTTTTTTTAACTTGCTTGTATAATAAATGGGTGTTTTTATTTACATTTTCTATGACATTTTTATTAGTAAACAAAGGAACTTTTGTATTGACGTGTTCGCATAAAAGGGATGCAGCAAAGTATAAGCAGAATTTTCGTCTTTTTTTGCATGCGGGACTAAATTTTAGGCAAAAAAGGTCCAATAGTTCTCGCAAAATTTTCTGTAGGATGGGTGTATGTGTTTTACCTTGTTCCAACATGCATTCCCATACAATCCATATGATATCTTTTTGATATTTACAAGGGACCTTTGGAAACGTTCGGGTATTACATTCAAATACTTCTTTTTTCTTTTTACAATACGTTTCAAATTCCAGAATCCATTCAATCCAATAGCATGCTAAAACAGATTGTTTGCATTCTTTATCAATACAATAGGCGAATTCATTAAGAGGAATAAAAAATTCCTTAGGATCTCCTTGTTGAAATACATTATCTAAATAATGTATGGATGGTGCCTTTAATTTTTCGCCTAAAATGCTCATATTAAAGTCTTCTGTTTTTACTTTAATAGATTCATAGGAGTGTTTTTTCATGGACGTGCATAGCACACATATAATTTCATTAAATAGTTTTCTAATTTTATCGTTATTGCGCATGGCGAGTTCATTGTTTACGTAACCAAGACTAACAATTTCTTTAAAATGTTGGAATCGTAGGTTAATATAGGCAGGGAGCATGGGATTTCCTAAATGTATATGTTTACAAGCATAAAACAGAATAAGTTCCCATAGATCCATAAAATGTCCGGCGCAAATCAATTCCGTAGTCCAGTAGCAAGAGTTTTCTATTTTGCCTTTAAACATATCATTTAGTAATTGTTGTTTCACTTCCGATTTTTTATAATTAGAAAAGGTAAAAGATTGAAAGTCTTTTTTGGTTCTTATATCATTAATTTCGTAATCATTCATATAAAACGACATATAAAAAAAATATAATCAATTATCATATATAATGAAATTAACCACAAAAGTAAAACAAACATATCGATGGTTTTTAAAATCGTCTATATGGTTAAAGTTACTACTATTTATCGTTGTGGTAATTGTAGTATATCTAGTGTTTGATTTAGGTGCTGATCGAAAAGAATCTTTTATTAGTACCGATAAGAAATTTGTTTACAAAAAGGGTGACGATATATATGATTCTTTTTATGCCGATATATATGATTTTTTAGTGTATAACCAAGTAAAAAACGATTATGAGTTTTCAGAATTCAAGGATAAAACGAAACCTACCACGAAAAGTGTGATACTAGACATTGGTTCGGGAACAGGTCACCATGTCAATACGATGAAAAAAAGGGGATTAAATGTTCAAGGGGTAGATAAATCAACTGCCATGGTAAGAGTGGCGAGAAAAAAATATCCAAATTGTAAATTTCTTGTAGGGGACGTCATGGATTCATTGTTTTATTCTCCCTCCACCTTTACTCATATTACCTGCTTTTATTTTACGATATATTATATCAAAGACAAGTATACTTTTTTCCAGAATTGTTATTCGTGGTTGATGGCCGGTGGATATTTGGTAATTCATTTGGTGAATAGAAGTAAATTTAACCCCATATTAGATGTGGGCGATCCATTAACATTGATTTCGCCTCAAAAATATGCACCAAAACGCATCACAAGTACCTATGTTACGTTTAAAGATTATGATTATAAATCAAATTTTAGGTTAGATGAAAGTCAAGATAAGGCGTATATGGAGGAATTTTTCATGGATAAAACAAAAGAAAAAGCCATGAAAAATGAGCATGAATTTTTTATGCCGACTCAAAAAGCGATATTGCATCAGGCGAAGCGTGCAGGCTTTATATTAAATGCAAAAATGAATTTGGTAGAGGTAGAATATGAATATCAGTATCTTTATGTATTACAGAAACCCGGTTATTGAAAGGATAAAGCTTCTAGAAAGGCAATATCAATATGTTGTAACACCCACGATTCGGTGTTTTTTATGTTTTCCAAGGTAGAGTCCGATATATGGGAACCCATACTATTATGGAATCGTGATAATTTATCATAGGACCACTTACTAGTATCCCATTTGTCGTCTATCGTGATTACAATACAAGACGTTTTTTGTTGTAACGTCTTGTATTCATTTCTTTCAAGTATCATACGAATATAATCAAATTTTTTAGCCAAATGCATGGTAAGAAAGATACCAAGTGCCATATCCTGAATGACCACCAAACATAAATGTGGATTGTAGAGCGCATTGTACGTATTTTCAATGACGTCCATATTATTGTCGTATCCATTAGGTACCGCAAAATGGGTAACATGAAGTAGATGTTTTGTTTTGTAGTAATGACGTTTAATACTCATAGAGGTTGGATAACGTTTGTAACCCATAGATATAGTTGTTTCAATTTGTGTAGTTGGTCACACACTATCAAATTCATCGCGACATAGTGGACAACTTTCTTCTTGTTTAAACCATTCCTCAATGCAAGATTGATGAAATAGGTGACCACACAATAAGGTTTTAATGTCATCCGTAGATTCATCTAAACAGATGGAACAACAAAAGGTCTTAACGTGAAGAGGAGATTTTACGATTTCTTCCGTGTATAATCTAGAAAAATCAGGCGTAGTGCCTATATCTATCGATAACCTTCTATCCGTAGGAATAATGGTATTAAGTTCTTGTATAGGAAATATGTCGTCTTGTACAGCGTGTTCCGTTTTACAAAAACAGTAGATGCACTTTATAAATCCTCCAATAGACAAGATAGTTACCGTTATTTTCCAGCATGATTTACAAGACAAAGCAATAAATACGCAAATCATAATAGTGATACTTGCCATAACATCTCTATTGTCACGCATGATACTATTTACTATTATATCCTTTTATTTTTTTATAGTGATATAAACCACCTAAACCGGATATAAGTATAAAACTAGTCATATAAAGTTTCTTACCGTTAATACCGTATGTTTTTTCAAGAGGCGTATGTCTAATATAATTTGTCATACTATAGCCAATCACGGGAATAATTAAATGTCTTCCGCAACTTTTTTCTATTTGATGACGTTGTTTGTATAGCATATATAAAGGTAGATGGTGTCCAATCATATCTACCCAAAAGGCATATTTGTAGGGAACAAGTACTCGTTCATTGTTATAGTTGATTTTTAATTTTCTAGGATAAATATGTATAATAAAACCACCCATTATGCTGGTAGCGATAATAGAACCGGCTAAAGAATAGTTTAATTTTACTAGTTTACATTGTGATAATCCCCACCATGAAAAATTCCATACAGACCAAAATTCTAGCATAGGTTTTATATAGAATAAAGGTATTTTATGTTTAAATTAGAATACATAAATTGATTTTAAATATCTAAATCGGCGTTGTATGTAGTTACCTATGCATATTGGCGATCAACTTTTGCTATCTTTAACATCAAAACATCCACCTGTGAATATGTACCGTATCATGGAGGTGATATGTGACTATATAGAGGATACGGATACGTATCCTATTAAAAGATTAATAGGATACTTATTGAGTGATAATCATATAATAAGGCGTCCTCCAGGGTGTATACAGTTTGTACATAGAGGCATTCCGTATTGGAGAGATGGATGGAACAATTTGTATTCCAACAGAACGTGTAAAAAAGTAGGTAAATACTATCCGCAAACAGCCGTCGCGCGCATTTGTGTGTAAAAAAAAAGACAAGTGTCATAAATTGAAATGTTTTTTCTTGGTTGAAAGATAAGACATTTACAACAATGATGATGTCTCCACTCGCCATTCAGATTCCCGCTATTTGCATTCCTCGCATCAATTATCGCGTAACCAATCGCATCCTCTATGGAACCTTTGAGGCGTTGTTTGGTAAAGGATGTATCAGCGATCTGCATATGATTCCACGATACGACAACAAGACATGGGAACCATATCATGTAGCGTTTATCTACTTTAACGCGTATACGCCTCGTCCCATGATTCCGCGTTCTGGAAGTGTGTCGCCGGAGCTTGAACTACTAGAACAAGGTGTCGTAGAAACGGCAGAAGCTACGGGCGATCACATATGCGATCGTATTACGACATTTATCACCAATTTGGAAGCGACGGGCGAAGTACGTATCGAGTATCGTTCCCCCTACTATTTCAAGGTACGTAAGTATGTTCCTCGTAAAAAACAGGTACCGCGGATACTTCCGAGTGTTGCCGATCCGGACGTCTAGACTAGCGTAAATGAATAAGGTAGCAAATGTCTTTTATCCATAAATTGATATAGAATATACTTTTTTTATCGTTTGTAGACAACACATTTCATTTATGGAGACGTATACTCCTGCACAAATGAAATCCATGATGGATGAATACCACAAAACCGCGACTTCATACTATGAAGCTGGTGTGTTTCATGGTGATATAGAAAAAGCGGTTGCGGCGTATCATGCCTATGTAACAACCAAGCAGGCGATAAAGGTGTATTTGCCGACATCGCAGGTGACGTTTCAAGTAAAATCAGGATTTATGGATCCTACGGAAGTAGAAGTAGTATTTGAGTCTCCGATGAAATGTGCATTTAGTTCGCAGATTAGTTACACCCCCAAGAGTGAAAAATCATTGCGAGAGTTTTTGAAGCGTCGTTTTACGTAGATTGTAGTGGAAACATTATAAATTTTTTTTTTCATAATCAATAAACATTTTCCAGTTATATCCTAAATTTTTAATGTCTATTTTATAAAGATCATATACGAGTTTTTTAATTTCATTATTATAAAAATAGGTGTAGTCATTAGGAATATCATTTTTAAACGTTTCCCATTTGTCATTACCTATAAAATAATTTATTTTATCAGATTTTTTTTTAATATTTTCTGGTTTATATGTCTTGTAATGTAGTCTAAATTTTTTGTTAATGTGTTTTATTTCATTATCAATATTTTCCATCTTTACTACAGTTATATATTTATAACTGTCTTTATAAAAACTTTGTAAATTATGATGAGGGTTAGATGGTATGAGTCCTGATTTTAAGCGAATTAAAAATTCATGAAAAGATATATTTTTATGTTCAATAGGTACAGTTGGTGTACACATGCCGTGTAAATAACTGCTCACCGCTCTTCTATACGGATTAACACAAAAGTGAATATATTTAAGAGGAGAAAGATACTGTATACATTCATTTCTATAGTTGGAATGTTTTTTTTGAAATTCTTTTCTATATTGGTGTATCCATTTATATTTAGTCAATGCTTTTTTAAGTAGATTTTCGTGTTCAAAAAACATGCAATTTACGGTAGTACATGCCGATTTAGGACTCCATATAATTAAAACTTTGTCCTTTAAATGAACTTGAAATTTATTATTATAGTCTAATGTCATTGTTATTACTATTACTATACATTAAAAAATATTAAAAAAATATAATTATTTTATACCATATGCATAGTTATTATAAAAAAATACTATTATGGGTACTGTTCAATACAGTAGGTACTTGTTGTTTTACGTACATAGTAAAGCAAAATATAAGGGACATGCTTTTATTTACAAGTGGACAAACCGTACTAACCTTAACTTTATATCCTCCCTTTGAATATTATTATACGTGGACACCAGAACCGCCATGGTGTACAATAACAGAGTAAAGCGTTAAATCACCTTATACAAAATCTATAAAGGTAGCATATGTTTATAGCATGGCTAGTGATAGGTATCATTATAGTTGTGTTTGTAGTTTATATGTTAATACGTTTGTATATCCCATTTTGGTCGAGGCAACCGGTCTTTCATATATATGATTTGCCTTATTATTTTTTCTCGCCAAGAATACTTTCGGAATCTGTTCCCAGGATGGATCAAAAATATGTGAATATGAAAAACATTATAGTAAAATATGGAACGGAAGCAAATAAAAGCAAACAACAGGAAATGACCATGTTGTTACGTAACCATTATTTGCGAGATAAGCGGTTACAGTATTTGCCTAAAACGGAGAATATAGTACCTTATTTAGAATTAAATAATGTAATTATACTACACTATTATTACGCGGACACTATAATAGGAACGATAACTATACGCCCGATAGAGTGTATACTAGATAAAAAAGTAGTAGAGGTTCAATATGTAGATTTTTTGTGTGTACATAAAAATCATCGAAAGAAGGGTATAGCACAGCAATTAATAGGTACGTTATATTATTATCAACGTCACAATACACCATATAAGATATCATTGTTTAAAAATGAGGGCAAACAGCGTGGTATAATACCCTTTGCAATGTATGAAACGTATCGTGTAATGTTAAAAAAGATACCGCATATAAAATTAAATCCAAGTTATCATTTTACAAAGGCAACGAAACGCTGTTTTCATAGTTTGCGTGGTACCATACTAAGCATGAAATCAGCATTCCGGTATTATATCTCTATGCCAATAACTAATTTATTATTATTGCTAACCAGTAATAATATAGAACTGTATTATCTTTCTTACAAGGATACTATATTGGCCTTGTATTTAGTAAGACATTCTCAGTGCTATAATGAAGAAAACAAGGTAGTCAAAGAGATATACTGTAGTTACAAAACCCAAGAGTGTAGTAAAGCCTATTTTGAGAATGGTTTTCAATTGTTGTTACATACTATGCAACAGCAATCAAGTGACTGTATAATAGAGAATGTAGGTCATACAATATGGTTAGTAGACTGGTTAAAAGTAAGTGGATACATACAAAAAACAGAAAAGTATCTAGTAGGTTATTATTTGTATAATTATTTGCATAAAACAGTAAAGACAAATGAGTTATGTGTAAATCTTTAAATATAGTTTAGTAAAGAAAAATATAAAATATAGATATTTATATTATGGCATCTAAAAAATCAAGTGTAATTTATAATTTAGTAGATAGCATAAAAAAATCAATGTCTCCTACTACAAAACTAAGCAATAGTCCATTATTATTAACGGAAGATGCAAAGTTATCTTCTTCACCCTCCATGACAGATTCCAAACCTATAGTTGGTAGTGAAAGTTTATCCGTAAATAATTCGGCAAAATCTCCTTCGATTTTTGATAGTTTAACGGGCAGCACAGGCAGCGCATCAGGCAGCGCATCAGGCCCAAGCGCAAGCGGAGCAGGCACAAGCGGAGCAGGCACAAGCGGAGCAGGCACAAGCGGAGCAGGCACAAGCACAAGCGCAGCAGGCACAAGCACAAGCGCAGCAGGCACAAGCGGAGCAGGCATGGGACTATCGGGATTTACCTTAGGAGATAATACGAGAATAGGAATAAAAGTATTATTAATTGTATTGTTGTTAGGTTTTGTGGGTATAAATATTTTTATTTATTTAGGATATTCCGTAAAACATCTAAACAAGTTAATAGATAACTTTATAAATACCATTAAAAGTTCTTTAACAGGAAAACAATCAAAACCGGCCAAGGAATCACCGAAAAAGGAATCACCGAAAAAGGAATCCCCGAAAAAGGAATCCCCGAAAAAGGAAACGCCGAAAAAGGAATCACCGAAAACGATGGATGATTTAGTAGGGGATATAGAAGAACCCTCCCCGCCACCACCGGTTAAAAAACCCCAAGTAAAACCAGACGAAGACCGTAGTTCCATTCATAGTTCAGGTAAATCTGGATATTGTAATGTAGGTAGTTGGAAAGGGATTAGGAGTTGTGTAAAAGTATCAAATGCCAATGAATGTATATCAGGGGATATATTTCCCACAAAAGATATTTGCATTAATCCTAATTTAAGAAGTTAAATAGTATTCGTGCTGTATTCCCACTTGCTATCACCGGTTTGTGGAAGTCTATGAGGTCTATTGGCTATATAATTACTTTTAATAATAGATTCCGTAACAACCAAGTTCCAACTTTTTCCGGGTACATCAGAAGCACCAGGAGGATTATATCCAGTATTCATAGCGGTTCTCGCTATAGTATTACGTCTATGTTTGGATACATAACTGTAGCGATCTACTTTACGAACATAACCATTTTTTCCGGGAGAATAATGTTGAAGAACATGATATTTCTTTATCTTTTGATGTTCTTCAAAATCGGTAGGAGATTCTGGATAAATAAATCTAAACCAATACTTATTTGTCATATATAGTACAATAATATATAAATAGTGAGTTATTATTGTACAACCGTATTATTATTACTAAAATACCATCGTAAGGATAAATAGGGTGGATAATTGTTTTTATAACTAGACATATTTTTATTAGTAGTATTTGGTTTTTTGTTTGCAATCTCCATAATTTTACCAGGTGATAATGCGTGCGCAAAATAGCGTAATTCAGAAGTATAACCACCAAAACCACCATTAGCAGTTACATATACATCTCCGTAATTTTGTTTAGGTACGTCAGTAAGTTCATATCGTTTAACAATACTACCGTTGATGTATACATCGAGTATATTTTGTTGGCAACGAATAATCACATTTATCCATTTGTTTAGTGGAATATCTGGCACATAAATCGTTTCAATAATATCATCATAGGTATTCATTACAATAACAAATTGATTTTTCTTCCAGTCAATATATAAACCAGGTGCATTGTTAGGCCAATTCATCCCGCTTTGGTAATTAGGGAATTGACTAGTAACACTAGTACCTTCATCAAAATCTTGATTTCCTTTATGGAATACGTGTAATAAGTCTCTGTTTGCGTTATCGGTTGTTTTAATAAATAACCATACCGACCAAGTAAATTCAATTCCTTTTGATCGGTTATTGGATCTATTAACGGTTATAGATCCTTTAGTATGAGGATTTTGTTTAATAACAAAGTATTGACCTGCATCATTGATCGTTTTTGTTAAATATACTTCTTGTTTTGGACCAAGAAAGAAATCCAATACATAAACGCCTAAATGATATAATCCGATAAATACAATGACAAGCAAAATAATAAATGCAAATTTAGTAACGTTATTATTAGAGGACATAAAATCTTTCATTTTTGCGCCACCACCACCACCACCACCGCCACCGCCACCACCTCCTCCTCCGGGGCTTGGCGAACTACTAGGACCTTTGGATACAGCTGTACTCATGATTTATATATATATAAATAATATTAAATTGTAAATTGTCCTTTCTCTTGTCCATTAGTCATAAAGACAAATTTTATCTGATATTTCGTAAACAAATCGGAGAAAGAACTTCCTGTTGGACCACTTCTATAAATGTTCCATGCTTGTTGAGGACTGATAGGAGTAGGCCAATATTTAACACTAGATACATTACCTTGGAATCCTCCGCCAGGTGTTATATTTACATCATCCGTCGCATTCATATAACCTGTATTACTTAATACACAAGTTTTCACTAATTTACCATTAATATAAGTATCCATATTACGACCATTTAAAGAAACAATAATAGATACCCATTGTTGAATAGGAATATTAGGTATGACGCAAGTAGAATTAGAACCATCTAAAGAAGAAGAAGCTGGGAAACCAGAAGTATCGCCATCTGTATAAATAGCTTGTTTAATGGTTAAATTATTTTCGGTCTGTCCTAAAGTAAGTCGAGGGTGAGAAGTAACCTGAGTGCTGCCACGTGATAATATCACTTTCGGATCCCCTAAACGATAACTCCAATCAGAAATAAATATCCATACCGACCAGGTATAATTGGCCGATCCATTTGATCCAGCGGTTATTTTATCGCTAGAGATAGTTACTTTTTTAGTAGCATCTAACAGACCGCTTGTTAGACTAGTTTGACTAAATGAGGTTTTTTGAATAAAGTAAATCATAACAAGAACAACTAAAACAACAACTATAATAATAATAATGTTGGTAGCGGGCATTATATAGTATAATAAAAGAAATTAAAATGCCATAGGTGGATCATAATTTTTATATTTATGATAAATGTCTAAAATTTCTGTTCCATTCAATTCTTTTTTAAAATAATAAACATTGCATATTTTTCCTACAATACCGTTAGGTGAACCCACGGTAATTTTATTGGTTTTAGTTTGAGGAATAGCATTTTGAATACTACTCGATAACTCCCCATTTAAAAACATGTCACATTTGCTTCCTACATTATTTATAAACACATGATTCCATTTTTGCAGAATAATATCATTAACCGGTTTAGAGTACTTAATACTATCTTCGATTGTCGTAGTAGACGTTACATTTTCTTGTACGGATATAAGCATAGAATTTAGCATTGAATTATAGAGTAGAGTAGGTTTGGAATCAAAAGAAAACAATGAATACCATTTATCAAATTTACTTGGTTGGTGCGGATCAATATATATCCACATACTAATAGCGTAATTATAATTTACAGAATTTTTATTACCCGCTTTTCTAGTAGATTTGTCTCTATGTACAATTAGATCGGTACTAATCATATAATTTTTACTTGGTATTTTAGTATTAAAAAAATGTACAACTCTTTGGGCTGTAGCGGACATATTTTTTGTATTTTTAGGTATAGGCAAATATTTAGTTAATCCTCCTTTTTTTAGAGAAAACTGGTTGTGTATGTCTATATCATCTGTGTTGACAGCTTCATAGGTATGTAGTTCGGTTAGTGCTTCGCATCCAATTTTTGATTCATAATTTATAGCTAAAGGAGGATTATGAATTAATATTCCGTGGCGATGATATGCTTGATGAGCGAATAGATTACCAAAAAAATATATACAAAGTACTATAAATTCAATAATAATAAGTATCCATACCATAGGTGTGGTAATTTTAAGATCTTCTTTGGTTTTTTTCAAGATAGTAAGAATTCCGTTTGGAATAGTTAGCAACCATGCAAGTTGAGGATATGGTTTTATAGCATTTACAATATCTTTTTGTAAGGCTAGTATCAGTATTAAAACCACAATCGTAAAAACAACTAATAGGGTTCGTACTATATTTCTTACCCAAGGTTTTGGTTTTTCTGGGCTAGAGCATAATTGCTTGGAGGCATTCCATACACAAGTCAATCCGTTCCATGTTTTATTGGTAGTGCAGTCGTTTTTAGTGAAAAACCAACTACAAAAATCAGGACAATACTCTTTTTTAGACATTGTAGCATCGTGTTGTTGTGATTGGTCACTAACAATGCCTTTTTCCATGGAATATTCAAGACCTTCAAACCCGATATATAGTAGTATTCCGGTTGCCAATATGCCTCCTAGAATATATCCAACGGACGTTAGTAAATTACCTTTATTATCTTTTTGAGATTCTTTTGCATAAAACCACGCGATTAGTATACCTATATATACAAATACATTAACAATGGTCTGTATCATAGTCAAGGATGCATGTTGTTTAATTTTATAATAGGTAATATAACGCTCATACCCAAGTGCAATAACGGTGTAACAGATAGTAATACATATAAATCTTGTATCAACATTAGTTATATTTAGATATTTGGATTTATATTTGAACACATACCAACCAAATAGTAATAGTAGGTATACTATTATATAGACAACTGTTTTTGAAAGCAACGGTAATATATCAGGTAATGACTCGTCATAACTCGTGCTAGTTATATATGCGGACAAGTAGTCTTGATCTAGTAATATGATTAATGTAAATAAGACTGCAATACCTATGAAGGTTGTATCTATAATATTTAAATTCATATATTTACCATAGATTATAAACTTTCCATTCCCGTCTTTTTTCCATGACAGTTTCTACAGAGAGCCTCTAAATTAGTTACATGATTAGATCCACCTTGATCTAGACGTATTTTATGATCTACTTCAAACCACGCATCTAATTGTGAATTACATTGAGCGCAACACCATTTTTGTTGGGATGCTATATATTTTTTCTTAACGGGACTTACACTACGATTATGTAATCTATTAGAGTGTTTTACTTGTTGCATTCCTAAAGTATCACCAGAGTTCATCATTCGTTTAAATTGAGGAGTAGTGTAATTCATTGCTTGACCTGTTGTGGCTTGTAATAAGGGAGATATCATATCAGCCGATTGTTTATCAATGGGTAGAAATTTGATGATACCATTAATGTGTCCTAAAAGGTTTCTATATTCAGTTGGGTTTTTTTTCATAAAAAGATACATAAAAAATAGGAATATACACAAACCAGCTATTTTAAAGTGTTTTTTCCATCCCATTATCATTTTTGTGTATTTTCCATCATGATAGATATTCATACCTAAAAAGGCGGCAATACCTATAAAGATCAGTTCTTGTTTCATTAAAATACTATAATAAGTTATTTTCGCAATGGTTAGGCCTTTGATTGATTATTGGTATTTCTTTTTTTTCTAGTATAGGATGGTTTCTTTGGTTGCGATTTGCTGCGAGACGATCTGCTGCGAGACGATCTGCTGCGACCCGATTTGCTGCGAGACGATTTGCTGCGAGACGATTTGCTGCGACCCGATAATGCTTTAATATACTCTGAGTGTGCTAACATATCTGTATAAAATTCTGAATATGGAAATGTATCAAGATGCATACTAAACATATATTTAATCAGAAGGGATCTAAGTTTTTGTTGTTTATCGAGAGAAAAGGAATGGTATTCCCTTAATAAATATAGTAAAACTGTACATAACCCCCATATATCAATCGTATGTATAAATTCTTTATTATAATAGTTTACTATATCAAACTGTCCGGTTAAAGGATTTTTATGGCGATTATAACAATAGGCAATTTGTTTGGCTATAATGGATAGGTAATTTTTGTTAGGAAATAAAATATTACAATAGTGAATAAAACTTGATTCTTTATGCAACATTTTACTGTTTAAACTATATCGTTTTTTATACCGTAAAATGCTTTCCATAGTATGTTTACTGCATGCCTGTATAAACATAGCACCCTGTAAATGTTTATGATTACGATAAAATACATTCCATTGAAACGGAATATCGTCATTAAACAATAGACAAGTATATGGGTAATGCATGGATAGGTAATGATTTAAAAACATGGGGTCTATGCTTGTACTACTATACGGTATCATTAATCCAAAATCAATTAGTTTTAATTTGTTATTTTTAATTAAAATGTTATTTTCTTTGATATCGCTGTGGTATAACTGGTTTTGATTCATAGGAATAATAACGTGTTTAAAGATATTCGCAATACCTTTGTGTATATGATATTCTTGATTAGGTTTCATATCTAGAATATAATCTCCTATCGTTTTGCCTCCGTGTTCCATTTGTAATAGTTTAAAATCCGTTCTACGTTTATGTATATTATGGGTGTTATATCCTGCATTATGTAAGCTGTGGCATGTATCATTAAACGTATATAGATCCTTGTGACTCATAGTAGCGGGCGTACACATTTGTAGATCAGGAATAATAATATGTGATTTTAGAGTAGGATATTTTGCGCTTAATGTATAGATCGGTTTTAATAAGTCTATTTCTTTAGTAGCGTGTTTATTCAACATTAATTTGCTAACACCAGCAGGCCTGTTTCCACCTTCACATGCTAAAGCAGGATTAAAAACACAACCATAGGTACCGGAATCAATGGGTTTACCACCGTGTTTGTGTTTCATTGCTATCTTATATATTATTGTATAAATAAATATATACTAAATAGGATAATAAGAATACAAAATACATAGGCCATTTTTTTGTACCATTGTCTATAATTTGTTTTTACGATAGGTTTCGGTATATATTGGGAATGATACGTTTCGTAAAAAGTTTTATAGGAGATAGTAGGTTTGTTAAAAGCAATATTTACTTTATTGTGTATAAAATGTGTCCATTTCACAAGGGATTCTTTTGAATCGAGATATGGAGTGATAGGATATTTATGTAGTAGTTTGGTAAATAATTTTTGTGCCTTTTTGTGTGGTAAAAACAAGGGTAATTGTTGATAGAATTCATAGTATTTTTTTTTAGTTGTTGCACCAGGTATTTTGGGATAATTCATAGCAACCGTGTGAATGATAAACCAATAGTGTGGACCCCATATCTTCATTGGTAAATCCATATTATGTTTAAATACATATAAAAACATGATAAGAATAACATAATAGATGACTCATTATAATTATTGTATTAATTGTGGTAAAACAGGACATTTTAATTATCAATGTAAATTACCTATTATTAGCGTAGGTATCATACCTTATACAATTAAGAACGATACCTTACATTATTTATTGATAAGACGAAAAGACAGTCTAGGGTATGTCGATTTTATGCGTGGCAAATATTCCTTGGACAATACGGATGGCATAGTAGGAATGTTAAATGAAATGACAAAAACGGAACGAGAAAACTTGCTAACAAAATCGTTTGATGACTTATGGATAGAGTTATGGCATAGTGTTCCAGGTACAAAATATAGAAATGAAGAATTATTGTCCAAGGAAAGATTTAATCAAGTTCGGCAAGGTATAGTAATTCAAAATAAAATGTGTACATTAGAGTCGTTAATAAAAGAGTGCACCTATAATTGGGATGAACCGGAATGGGGATTTCCTAAAGGTAGGCGAGAAATGAACGAACGAGATATAGATTGTGGAATTCGCGAGTGTGTAGAAGAAACGGGTTATGATGCCAATTCTATAAAGGTTATACAAAATTTAATACCGTACGACGAGTTGTTTATAGGATCAAATTACAAGGCGTACAAGCATAAATATTATGTGGCTTACATATCTTCCTCCATAGTGCCATCAAGACCCTTTCAGGCGTCTGAGGTAAGTGAAATGATTTGGTTGCCTTACGAGGAAATACAAAAAAAGATCCGACCGTATAATTTAGAAAAGTTATCGATATTGACAAAAGTAAATAACGTATTAGGTAGATATAGAATATATAGTTAATGTATATGAGTGAATATGTATATCCTACATTAGATGACAAAGAGTTTAATAGTAAAATAGCTTCTAAAAAAGAGTTTCATACAACACAATATGACGATTATCAATTAAAACAAGTAGAAGAAGAGTCAGAGCGATTGTGTAATATGAAAATGGAATTGTCGCCCCATCAAATATTTGTTCGTAATTTTTTGTCCACAGAAACTCCTTACAAGGGTTTATTATTGTTTCATGGATTAGGGTCGGGAAAGACTTGTAGTGCTATTACAATATGTGAAGAGTATAGGTTACAAAATATACATTATAACAAGGATAACAGGATATTGATAATAGCGAGTAAAAATGTGCAGGATAATTTTCGCATACAATTGTTTGACGAAAGAAAGTTAGAAATGATCAATGGGTTATGGAATATAACGGGTTGTGTATCTCAATCTTTAGCCAATCAAGTAAATCCCACATTTATGAAAAATATCCCAAAAGCGCATATGATAAGACAAATCAATTCCTTAATAGATAAGCATTATCAATTTTTAGGGTATAGGCAATTTGGTAATATTGTATCAAGAAAATTAGAGTTATTAAAAAAACAAACTGCCTTAGATCCAAAATCATTTAAAGTAAAAGAAAAGCAGTTATTAAAGCAAATGTTTTCGAATCGTTTGATAGTCATAGATGAGGTTCAAAACATAAGAACCAACAAAGGAAAAGAGGATATGGATAGTATTGATGTAGATGAAAAAGTATTTCAATTGTTAATGAGTATCGTAAAGCGAGCTGTAAATTTAAAATTAGTGTTAATGAGTGCTACGCCGATGTATGATACATACGAGGAGATATTATCCATCATTAATTTATTAAATGCGAATGATGGTCGTAGTGTAGTATCGCGAAGTGAGATATTTGACGTAAATGGTAATTTTCGAGAACGTGGAAAAGAGTTATTTATCCAAAAAATTACGGGCTATGTATCAGTAGTGCGTGGTGAAAATCCTTATTTGTTTCCTTATCGCATCTATCCCGCTATTTTTGATCCCACAAAAAGTATGTTATCATATGGTTATCCTAGTAAAAATGTATTAGGAGAAGTAATAGATTCAAACGAGTATATAGAACACTTGGATTTATATGTAGTAGGTGTAGGTGAGTATCAAAGTACTTTGCTAGACAAATATAAGGAAGCCTTAGGTAGAAAACAATTAAAGCAACTAGGGTATAATGTAATTGAACCAGCTGTACAATTACTTACCATGTCGTATCCCAGCGTGGAAGCTGATGTGGATTTAAGATTTCACTATGGTAAAAAGGGGTTGGACTCTACCATGACGTATCAGGATACAACGTTAGATAAAAAGGTAAAAAATGAAAAAAAAAACTTTGCCTATAAACCGGATATTGAAAATCAATTTGGTAGATTTTTTTCTTTATCGGAAATAGGTAAATATAGTAGAAAATTGCAAGAATTAGGAGTACATATTCAACAATCTACGGGTATAATTATGATATACTCTAGATATATAGAAGGGGGTGTTATACCTATAGCATTGATGTTAGAAGAGATGGGATTTAAACGTTATGGGAATACCGTATCTTTATTTGATTCGGTCCCAGCGGAACCGTTGGATGCATTAACCATGAAACCGAAAGGTCAGGTAGGAGAGTCGTTTTCTCAAGCGTGTTATGCGATGATTACAGGAGATCAGGCGTTATCGAATGCAAATAGAGAAGAAATAAAAGCCTTAACGGACGAAGACAATAAGGAAGGAAAGAAAATAAAGGTAGTTTTATTGACGTTGGCTGGATCAGAAGGCATTGATTTAAAAGGAATAAGGCAGGTTCATATCATAGATCCGTGGTATAACATTTTCCGCATAGAACAATTGATAGGTAGAGCAGTAAGAACGTGTAGTCACAAAACGTTGCCTTTTCATAAGCGTAACGTAGAAATCTTTTTATACACCACTTATACGGAGGATGATATAGAGCATGCGGATTTAAACTTGTATCGTAGATCGTATGCAAAAATGAAGCAAATAGGTAAAATAGCGAGAGTGATAAAAGAGCATGCCATAGATTGTCATTTAAACATCAAGCAAACAAACTTTACCGTAGAAAAGATGTCCCAAACTGTAAAAATAGAGTTATCCACTCAAGGCAAGCCCGTAATAGACTATCAAGTAGGAGATAAACCATTTTCTCATGTGTGTGATTTTATGTCTGACTGTAACTATACGTGTAAACCTAATCCAAGTATACCTTCCATTTCCGTAGAAACAAAATTGCCGTTTTTGGTGTTAAATGTAGATAAGATCGTAGAGCGCATCAAAGAATTATTTTATGAGTATGTATCTTTTGACAAACCGCAATTATTAAAATTATTGCAGACGCATAAAGAATATCCCCTAGAGCAAATAGATTTGGCGTTAGATAAATTATTAAACGATAAAACGGAATATTTAACAAATGCGAATGGTACGATAGGAAGATTAGTAAATGTGGGTAGTTATTATAGATTTCAACCATTGGAATTATTAGAGAATTCAGTATCGCATTTTGACATATCAAGACCCATAGAATTAAAGCCCTCTGGTAAAGTATATACATTAACAAAGCAAGATGAGGAGATGGAAAGTAATTTAAATGAAATAATGGATTATAGTAGTCTTGCAATAGATAGTATCTTAACTACAATTACTCAAGTGTATAGTACATTACAAGAAAAGGTTTCTTATAAAGATAAAAAAGTCAAAATAACTAATTTAAATTGGTATCAGCAAGCGGCACAGATAGTACATCAGTTACCTTTGTCTGCACTAGGAGTTACAATAGAAGAGTTGTATGTGTTGTGTATGCATCATCTTATAGATGAATTTACGTTAGAGCAGAACTTACAAGTATTACAGCAGTTGGAGATGTTAAAAACGGAACGTGAGTTGTATAGGATCATAGTAGACTATTATGAAAAACACATGTTTATGATAGATGATTTAAAGCATATAATATTATTTAGTGAATCTTTAAAAAAGTTGGTTGTCATGGTATACGATAATGGATGGAAGCGGGAAGATACTAAACCGGAAACTATAATTGAAATGCGTGCAAAAGCATTAGCCATACGTCAAGGCGATTATGCTACTCTATGTGGTTTTCTTCAATACGAGGATAAAAAAGAGGAGTACGTCTTTAAAATAGTGCATTTAGGTGAAAAAGGAAGAAAAAATTTTGGATCCAATTGTAAAAATAAAAAACAAGCGTCTAGAGATAATTATTTAAGTTTATTAGTAAAGACGGGAAACATTGATAAAGTATACAACCCAAAAGATAATAGTAAAGCACACTCTTGTGTAGTGTTAGAGCTTTTATTAAGGGTGTATGAATATAAAAAGATATTTGATAATGAGTTAGAAAAACGTTGGTTTTTAGATTCGGTGACTGCTATTTTACAAAAACCAAGTATTTAGATAAAAATTGAAATAAAAAAAACAAATAAACGTATACTATAGTAATGGATGTCTATACACCAGCCACATTAGAACGAACGGTTCACATTCCATTTCAATATGTCAATGATAATATCAAAGCCATGCTAGAAAAGTATATAAGATCAAAATATGAAGGTAAATGCAATGTAGAAGGATATATAAAAAAAGATACTTCAACGATAGTAACATATTCGAGTGGGTTACTAAATGGTAATCATATAGATTTTGCCATAACCTTTGACTGTCAATTATGTACACCAACCGAAGGTATGATGATTAAATGCGTAGCGGATAATGTCACAAAGGCGGGTATAAAAGCCACTATCCCTGGATCAGATTCTCCCATGACGATTTTTATAGTTCGCGATCATCATCATATGTTGAAGGAATTTTCTGCGATTCAGGCAGGTGATACCATAGATATTCGTGTGATAGGCCAAAGATATGAATTAAATGATAAGTATATATCGGTGATAGGTGAATATATACCATCGAAGCGTCCAGGTAAACCAAGTAAACTAGTATTTAAAGATAAATAGTAAAACAAAGTATATGTTAAATTTAAAAGACATCAAAGAAACAATAGAATCTTTCTCTGTGCAACAGCAAATTCAAATTGGAAAACTTTTTTACCAGGCGAACATAGACATGTTTGAAAATAAAAACGGTGTATTTATCAATTTAACGAATGTAGACGAAGTTATATTAGAAAACATCCATAAAGAGTTGCAACATATCAAACAGCAAGAAAGTTCGTTTAAAGAGCTTGAAAATATAAAACAAGAATATAAAGATAATTACTTTACTAAGATAAATGAGGTTTGTGAATGAATGCAAAGACCACATGTTTTCCTTAGTAAATTATGAACGATATATCTCGGATATTATAAAGCAAGATATATCGTATACCAATAGCAATACGCAAGAGGATTTTATCCTAGTAAAAGAAGAAGATTCTTTGTTTTGGAGTTTATATATTATAGTGTTTGGTCTAGATAAATATATAATGTATAAGGATAAGAATTTTGAGATTCAGCAGCAAATTAAGATAGCAGTCATCGAATCCATGAAGGATAATAAACCGTTGTTAAAACAATATAAGTTAACAAAAAATGTAATTGAACAAAATGTACTGTATGATACACAGATTCAATATGGTTCTTTTTTCTATATGTGTTTGTATTATAAGAAAAACATAGTGATAGTAAAGGATCGAGTATACTATGAATGTATAGGAGATCCAAGTAATACGGAAATAACCATGTTAAAAAAGGTACATCATCACTATGCTATATATAGTAAACCAGAAAAAGACTATGCGTTACACTATTATAAAATAGAAAATGTAAATAAACCAATATTAAGTATTAGTAGTTATAAATTAGATGAGTTACAGAGTATGTGTAAAAAATTAAAAGTAGGAGCAGACGGTAAAAAAAAAGAATTGTATGAAAGAATAATAAAATGTATAAATTGAAATAAATAATAAATTATATGTTCTAATATTAAATATGGCTAAATTACCAAATACCTTAGATGAGTTATTAGCAGTGTATTTAGAAGATGCTGATATGTCTCAAGAGTTTGAAATTAAATTTGGTACAAAAGGTATGCACGCCATTACTAAAATTAAGTATCAAAATGTGATAAAACGGATGTTGTCGTTGGGGTTTAAACCGGCGACAGCACAAGATACTTATTTATTACGTGTGGTAAATAATTTTATTACCCAAGAAGGTTCTGTTATCCAATCGAATATAAGAACAGAAATAGAAGGATTGGGTGATATACAAAACTATTGTCGCACCAATGCGTTAACCAATCGTGAAACGGGTGAATTAGAGTTGGATGTTGATTTTGTTCAAAAAAAGAAAAAAAAGAGGAATGATGGTGCGGTGATACAAAGCGTGGATAACAGAGATTTCAATTTTCGTGCGTCGTTATCCACCGAAACCAAATTTATGCCTAATAGTAACATCATAACCGACTTGATAAATAGTTGGAATGAAAATAAGAAAATATTTCGATATATGAATCGGGTTCGCTTAGTGCATGAAGACTATCCGTTATTTGTGGATTGTAGTATAGTAAAATCTTCTAGGCGAAAAGGATATTCCATGATACCGGAATATACGATTCAAGAAGCCAATGTATTTCAGAATGTAGAGTCGTATGAAATCGAAATAGAGATGGATAACTATAAAAAGAATATGGAAGATGTGCAAGGAAAATTAAAAAAGGTAATTAAATATGTATTATCCGGGTTACAAGAAAGTAATTATCCCATAGGTTATACGGAAACGAATAGTGTTTTGCGAGAATATATGAAGTTAATCCATGGACGCGAGATGGACACGCGTCGTATTTATCCTGGTAATTTTATAGGTCCTAGTTCAAAAACCTTGCAGTTCATGCATATACAGGAAGAACATTCTGAATTAAATCTTCCAAATATCCGCAAAGACTACACGGTTACAGATAAAGCAGACGGTATGCGTAAGCTGTTGTATATTAGTAAAACAGGAAAACTATATTTTATTACAACAACAATGACCGTTCAATTTACAGGAGCCGTATGTAAAAATCCCAAAATGTATGAATCTTTGCTTGATGGTGAACATATTATTCATAATAAGTTAAACAAGTATATTCATTTATATGCTCCTTTTGATATTTATTATCATCAAAAAAACGACGTGCGTTCAAAGGCATTTATCAATACAGATCCTATGGAAAAATCCTTAGAGATTAAATATCGTTTACCTTTGTTACAAGCGTATGTAAACCAACTAAAGCAAGATACGAATTTACGACAATTACGTATACAAGTAAAGGAGTTTAGGATGAACAAAGACATCTTTGTAGCATGTAAGGAGGTGTTACGATTCACGGCGGATGCGAATTATGAGTATGAGACGGATGGATTAATCTTTACTCCTGCCACGCTAGGAGTAGGTCAAACGCCATTATCTAAAGAATTAAAACGTAAGAAAATAACTTGGGATTATAGTTTTAAATGGAAACCGTCTTATTACAACACCATAGATTTCTTTATCACTACCAATAAATCTCCAGACGGTAAAGATATCATACAATATAAATATCAAAATGGATTAGATTTACAAGGAAATAGTATATTAACCAAGTATAAAATAGTTACGTTGCGTGTAGGGTTTGATCCATCGCGTGATGGGTATTTAAACCCTTGTATGGATGTCATACAGGATAATGTAGGTTATAGTTCAAAAGAAGATAATACGGATGGTTATCAACCCATGGCGTTTGTACCCACCGATCCTTATGATCCAGAAACAAATCAATGTTACATGGAGCTTGCACCCGATCAATACAATGTAGAACAAATGACAACGGAAGAAGGAGAAATTATCTCGGACAATATGATTGTAGAATTTAGATATGATACCTCAAAACCTAAACATTGGAGTTGGGTTCCATTACGTATTCGGTGGGATAAAACCGCGGAATTGCGGGCAGGCTTTAAGAATTTTGGGAATAGTTATAATGTGGCAAATGATAATTGGTATAGTATACATCATCCAATTACACCTCATATGATATCTAGTGGAGAAAACATACCGGTGGATACCGAGGGGAGTGACGGCAAGTATTATATACGTGGCGACGGAAGTCGAAGAGCCAAAGGCCATACGGAGCATTTGCGTGATTTCCATAATAAATATGTAAAGCAAATGTTAATAACTAGTGTAAGTAGTCCAGGTAACACGTTAATTGATTTGGCGGTAGGAAAAGCAGGGGACATGCATAAATGGATCCAATCGAAACTATCTTTTGTGTTGGGTATAGACTATGCCAATGATAATATCCATAATCGTTTGGATGGTGCGTGTGCGAGGTATTTAAATATGAGAAAAAAGATGAAAACCATGCCCTATGCGTTATTTGTGCACGGAGATAGTTCAGAAAACATCAAAGATAATACGGGTATCTTTACAGAACGAGGTAAGATGGTAATCAACAGTGTGTTTGGAAATGGCGAGAAAAATGAAGAGAAACTAGGCAAAGGAGTATTTCGGCAATATGGCAAAGGAGTAGATGGGTTTAATGTGTGTTCTTGTCAATTTGCGATACATTACTTCTTTGAGAGTAAAACCAAGGTACATCAATTCTTAAAAAATGTAACAGAAACAACAAAAGTAGGAGGTTATTTTATAGGAACGAGTTATGATGGCGCTACTTTATTTAAAGAGTTGGCTACTACAAAACAAGGCGACTCGATTCATATTTACAATGGGGAAGACAAGGTATGGGAAATTATCAAACAATATTCTTCGGATGAATTCAATAGTGATGAAACAAGTATAGGTTATGCGGTAGATGTCTATCAAGAAACCATAGGAAAGTTATTCCGTGAATATTTGGTACATTATGAATATCTAATACAATTAATAGAAAACTATGGATTTTCACTTATTTCAGAAGAAGAAGCGTCAAAACTAAAATTACCAAATGCAACTGGTATGTTTAGTGAATTGTATAATGACATGAAGCATCGTCACAAAAACCATAAAGACAATCAATCGGCTTTACAAATGAGTTCGGATGAAAAAAAAATATCCTTTCTAAATCGCTATTTTGTATTTAAAAAAGTAAGAACCGTAGACCCAAATGCGATCTATATGAGTGATACTGCACAGGAACAGGTACAAACTCAATTAACAAAAGATGAAATAGATCGTGTGATTCAACAAGAAGAGGCGGTCTTGGCGGGTATTCCAGAATCCGGTCTAGAGGCAAAAGAAGAGTTAACCTCACCAGATTTTAACGAATGGTTAGATCAAGAAGGATTTTCTCCTACGGGTCCTAAACAAGATAAAGACGCTATTCAAAATGTCCCTTCTACTGCAAATAAATCAGAGTCACAGCAGCCACAACAAGCACAGCAGCCACAACAAGCACAGCAGCAGCCACAACAAGCACAGCAGCCACAACAAGCACAGCAGCCACAACAAGCACA